AACGCACCCAAGTGGGACGCCGCGAAGACCTCGCCGACGCCATCTACAACATCGACGCGAAGGACTATCCTTTGCTCTCCGCCATCCCGAAAGGGAAAGCCGCCGTCAAGACCCGCTTTGACTGGCAAGCCGACGCCTACGCCACCCCGAGCACCGACGGCGTTGTTGATGGTGCCGACGTGAGCACCTACGAAGACGCCGCTGAAAATCGCGGCCTGCTCTCCAACTACGTCCAGAAGGTGCGCCGCACCCCGATGGTCACGGAGATGGCGCAGGACGTGTCCGACGTGGCCGGCCTCGCCTCCGAAATGGCTGGTGCCATCGCCAAGAAAACCATCGAGTGCAAACGCGATGTCGAAGCCACTCTCGGCAGCGACAACGAGGCACAGGCCGACAACGGCACGGTGCCTTACAAGACGCGAGCCCTCGGCAAGTGGGCGCTCAGCAGTGCTCAGGCCGTGCTTCCGGTGCCCTCCGCCTTCCGCACGCCTTCCGCCAGCATCGACACCACCGCGCTGGCCAGCCTCACCCGTGCCACGGTGAACAACGTGATGAAGAGCCAGTATGCCCAGACCGGCAAACGCGGCACCTACATGCTCGTTTGCGGCACCAGCCTCAAGGCCCGCTTCACCGAGATGGTTGGCTACTCGCCCACCGTGTCCAACTTCACCGCCATCACCCAGACCAATCGCGGTCAGGGCACAAAGTGGAGCGACACCATCGAGAGCTTCACCGGTGACTTTGGCACCTACGACCTCGTGCTGTCCAACTGGCTCGGCTTCTCCGCCGGTGCGGCCGATGCCCGTCGCGGCTACGCTCTGGACATGAGCATGCTCGAACTCAAGTTTAATAAACAGTGGGCCTACAAGGCGCTGCCTGATCTGGACGGCGGTCCGCGTGGTGTGATCAGCGCCATCTTCGGCCTCGCGGTCAAGAACCCGCTCGGCCTCGCGAAGTTCGCCGCCACCGCCGACATCTAACCCTGACACCGGGGCCGCGTGAAGAACGCGGCCCCGGATTTCTTCCCCTCGCAGATTCATTCTCACCCCCTCTTTTGAAAGGACACTTTTATGGCTGACCAAGCAGTTACCCTCGCCACCGCCACTTCCGCCAGCAATGGCATCAAGATCGAGCGCCTCAGCGCCGAAACCAAGCGCCAGACGGGCTTCACGCACCGTTTCCGCATCCCCTTCGATGTGATCAACACCAGCACCTGGACCACGCAGGGCGATACCGTCACGGTCACGCTCGGCTCCACGCCCACGAAATTCATCGTGGACAAGGCTGCGGTGAACATCTCCACCGCGTTTGCCACCACCGGCACGCTCACCATCCAGGTGGGCACGGATGGCGATCCCGACAATTTCATTGATGCGCAGGACGCCAAGACGGCCGCCGTGCTGATCGGTGCCACGGGTGCCGCTCCGGTCACGGAAGCCGGCACGACCGGTGTCGCCAGCGATGTGTTGGTGGCCCGCTTCACCACGCAGGGCTCCACCGGTGCGCCTGCGGACATCACTGCCGGTGTCGCTGAGGTTCTCCTTGGCATCACTGATGTCGATGACGCCATCTAATGCTTTGCCGTCGATCCTGACGGCAAACCCAACGCCTGACAGCACAACCTGCTGCGGCTCGGATCACACCGGGCCGCAGCAGGGGTGAAGGCGGTTCTTTGTTCGTTGTTCTTTGTTCCTACCTTCTGCCTTTCCTGACTCATGTTTGACTCCGAAGAACTCATTGCCGAGCTGCACGCGCAGGGTGGACCCGCGCTCGTGGCCGCTGTCGAGAAGGAGTTTCGCACGGGTTGGGAATTGCAGAAGCACTGGGCCATGCAGAAGGAGCAGAGCCGCAGTGAAGTGGGCCATGCCCGCAGTGCGGCCGTCGATGGCCTCGGCTACATCTCCAGCAGCATCGACTCCAATTCTTACTTCTACTGGCTGAACAAAGGCCGGAATGAACTCGGCTGTCAAAACGTGTGGGCAGAGGACGAATTTCGCCGCGACTACGCCAAGAAGAACACGCAGACCGTCGTCAAGTATCAAAGCGCCAAGCCCCGCAGCGGTTGGACGCCTGACATGGATGCCAGCACCGGCACCGCGCCTGCCATCGTGATGGGCAGCAAGTATGGGATGGGGGTGGCCGCATGATCGGCATTGCCTTCAAAACCCTGCGCGATGGCTGCATTCAAGATGCCGGCCTGCTCACCGCGCAGGATGCCACCATGAATTCGCGGTTCACTTCCTACATCAACACGGCGCTCGATTACGCCTATCCGTGGAATCTCGACGGCTGGCGTGAACTGCGCAAAGCCACCTCCGAAACTGTCACCTCGCAGATCATCGACCTCGACACCGTGGGCGCGGGTTATTGGGGCGTTTGCCACATCCTTGGCGTCACCAAAGAGCACCCGTGGAAGAGCAGCAATCCCACGCCGCGAGAGTATGAGGTCACCGGCAGCGGCATCATCGTGCCGGACACCGTGACCGATGCCACGCTTTGGGTGGCCCACATCGAGGCACCGCCCGTGTTCTCCAGCACCGCCTGGGCGACCGGCACCCAGTATGTCGTCGGCGATGTGCGTCTGGAAAGCAATGATTGCTACTACTGCCTCACCGCTCACACCAGCGGCACCTTTTCCACGGATCTCGCCGCCAGCAAATGGGCCGTCCTCAAGGTGCCCGCCTTCCTCAACATCCCAGTGCGGCAATCCATCGTGCAGGCCTACCTGCGCACCGGAGCCCAAGAACAAACCAGCCAGAGCATCCAAAGGCTGCTCGATTTTCACCTCTCTCAAATCGCCACCCGGCACACCAACGCCATCCGCTGACCGCCATGCAAATGACCATTGACATCAAAAACTTTCAAGGCGCTGGCGTCCCCAGCAACTTTGCCAAAGCCACCGCCACCGGCACTGTCTTCACGCTTGCCAAGGGTGAAGTCGGATTCATCCAAAATCTGGACGATGCCGCGTTGGCGGTGAAATATGGAGCGTCATGCAGCACAACGAGTTTCAATGTCATCCTTCAGGCCGGAGCAGCGGCCGATGATGGCAAAGGAGGCTTTCTCTACGTCACCGATTATGTCGGCGAAGTCAGTGTGGCTCCCATGAGCGGCACGGCCTCTTACATCGCCTGGAAACGCGTGCTTGCCTAAACCTATGACGCACCTGCTCCGCAGCTCCTCGCAACTGGTCAATCCGATGAATCGCCAGCGGTTCATGGGGTTTGGCACGGGTGCGGGCGGCAGTGGCGAAACGCCGAACAGCACGGAGGCACAGGCGTGGTTTAACCGGCTGATGCCTTATCCTACGGCATCGCGTGAGCTGATCCTCGGGACGTTTGTGGATTCCTTGGTGGCCGCCGGGCTTGGCGAGGCGTTTGATGTGCTGTATGTGAATTGCCTCGAAAACGTGTCCAACGCGCTCACGGATGTCTGGCGCACCGACCGTCAGGGGCGCATCTTTCAAGCGACCAGCGGCCTGACTTTTACGGCCAACCGGGGCTTTTCGGGCGGCGTTTCAGGTCACTATGTGGACACTCGGTTTAATCCGAGCACAGCAGTGGGGGCACGCTATACCCTGAATGATGCTTCGATTTTCTATTGGGGCCATTCCGCAGATGGTGCTGCATCAATCAATCAATACGTAGCCTTTGCCGCAACCGATGCCGCTCCTCAGACCCTGCTGAGTCAGCTTGGGTGGGCACCGAGCTGGTCAAACCTTGCCTACATCAACATCAATTGCGTCACCCAGACCTCCGCGACGAACAGCGTGGGTTATAACCGCTTCAATCTCGTGCAACGCACCGCCGCCTCGGGCGCTGGCTCAACGATCTATTATGGCGATACAAACACCGCCATTGTGTCGTCGTCGCAAGCATCGACCGCGCTGCCAAACGGCACGATCCGCTTTCGCGGGGCGCATCCCACCAGCATCATGGGCATTGGTCGGTCCCTGAATAGCGCCGAGCGTGTGGCGCTGCGGGCGGCGTGCATTGCACTGGTCACTTCACTTACGGGAGGTCTGCCATGAGTTTAAATTTCCGCCTTCTCGCTACCGGCGACAGCACGACGTTTGGCAGCAATCCAAAAAGCTGGTTTTATCAGGCGCTGGCGACTCCCGTGGCCGGGGATGCCTTTTACTATGGCGTGCCTGGGCCTCGCGTGGCGACCAAATGGTGGCCTGCGCCGAATGTCATCTGCCACAACTGGGCTTATTCAGGCTATAAAATTGCAGATCTCAACACGCAGGCGACGGCCCGCGATGCAATGGTGAACCTGGCTCCGCCCACGGGTTCTGGCAGGCCGACCATTTACAACATCCTCGTGTGCCGCATCGGCACGAATCGAGATGAGCCCACGGCGGCAGCTTTGGCAGCCGTGGTGCGCACGCACTATCTGGCCGCTCAAGCGGCTGGCTGGCTCGTCATTGACTGCCCTCGCTGGAGCAAGACGGGAGCCGGAGAGGACGCTTTTACGCAGGACTACAACGCCATCAAGGCAACGTGGGGCACCTCCGATGGCGTGGCCGCTGTGGTGCCAGCGACGGAGGCGCTGCTTTACGGCACAGGTGCCTATGCCAACACGACTTATTTCAACGCGGACGGCATTCACCTCACTGAGGCGGGTCAAAGGCTGGCAGCGAGGGATTTCCTAGTCACCCTCGACACGGTGCTGGTGGCACGCGGCGGTTTGGCGATGGTCACAGGACTCACCGCCACTCCTGCCATTGGCGATGTGCAACTAGATTGGGACAATGTGAGCGGCGCTGAATGGCGTGTGTATCGCAACACGATTGACGATTTCCAGACTGCCACGCGGATGGCGACCGTGAGCACCAACAGCCATGCGCAAGCAGGCACCAG